TATCTAAACCGGATGCACCGCCCTGAACTACAACTGAACCAGTCGTGCTGGGGGTCAATACAACATCACTGCCAGGAGTACCAGAAGCATCTAAATTTAGATCTCCCGCGTGAATTATACTACCCGTAATCGTTAAATCACCCTCGCCAGTAACAGAAAATACATCCGTCCCAGCGCCATTTTGAACAACTAAAACATCATCGGTATCAGCTCCGCTTCCACGCTTTACGGTTAATGCTCCGTTTGTAGCATCAGTCGTGATTAATGCGCTTACGTCATAACCTTCTTGAAGATTCGCAATGCCTCCGCCCGCGCCTCCGCCTGATCTGCGCTTAATTAACTTCATGCTGGGCGATTAATATACGGATTTTCCTCTTTGTATTGACTGGATCTGAATCCGATAGGGGTTCCGACAGCAATAAGCTTAGTTACGCCTATTGACTTATGCGTCACCATAAACTGATCACCGCCATAAATCGGAATCCCAATACTAGATGTAGGGGTAGTCCCGTCGTCGGTGTATGAACCTATTATGGTTCCTACAGTGCCTTTAAATGTCACGTATATAACTTGAGCCGTGGGAGCAAACGCCATAGGGGTTGCTAGTCCTGAAAATAAAGCTGCTGCTGCCGGCAATAAGTGCTCCTCTCCTGCGTTAGCTATTGGATCTGTAAATCTATCTTCGCCCATATCTTATTCCTGGTAATGTGTTATACTGTTGCCGTCTATGGCTTCCCATTCTGAAATAGCTACCCTATCCTTGTTGCCCATATCATCAGGCACTGAATAAAGTTTTCCGTTCTCATCTGTTACGGCAAAACAAACACCGTTAGATGAATCACGAGAAACAACATTTAATATATTTACTCCGTTTATCATAATATTATAAAAGCCTCGAATCTAGTTGTAAGTTGCATGCAGTATCGACAGAATTATTAACATTTTGATATGCCCCCGCAACCCCTGCGGAAAACGTAGCCCCACTTCCCCCGCCAAGTAAAACCGTTATTGTAGGTGCAATACGCATAGAATTAGGAAACATCCATGATGGATTTTGCCCAGATATAGCAGACAAAAGATACATGCCTTGTATAATCGCAAAAAATCGGTTCATGTTATTTAATTCAGCTGCATAATTAGGAAGCTCCCATTTGGTAGCGACTAAACCCTCTTCTAATTTCGGTTCCGCGAAATAGAAATCATGAGAAGTGCTAGCAAGTAGATTGACTTGATTAGTCGTCGCGCGTATATCTGAAGCCGTCCAGGTATCAGCGGTGCCATCATAGGTTGTGCCTGATGCAAAGGTAATTCCCATCTTGATACCTACGCCATTATCAATCAACCATGTCCCGGCTGTATCTAAATTTATAGTTTTGGTTTTAGTCTCCCATGTATCTGCAACTAAAATTTCGATTTCGAACACATAGCTCCTATTGGCTGCGCTATTCTGTAAATAAACGCAATATTTACCAATCAATGAACTCCTAACCTTAATTGAAAAAGTTACTGTCTTAGAATCTGTCGCATTTCCTATTTTTAGGTCAGAAACGTCATTACCTTCAAGCCTATGTATTATAGAGAAATGATCTGTGGTAGCTGGGGTCTGTGTGCTAGTCACATCAATTTTATATGAATAACCGGACGTTGTAGGGGTTACTGATGTATCCCTTGATACGGTAACTCTGCTATTTGTTGTGCATGATAGCTCCCATGCTTCAACCGCATATTCATTATTATTAGTAACGCCAGCAGCATTTCCCTCGATATCAACCAATAAACCTGAATTATAAAGGTAATTAGGATTAGTCGCGCTCATCCCTGCGGTAGCGATTAATTGATTTATAGCCGTTAAAATTTGTGTATTATCAGCCTTTGACGGCGTATTACCCGCGCCGACAATGACATTTTCCATCTCGCTGTCAAATCCCTGCAACCACCAAGCCGGAACTTTTGTGCCTCCTGCCGACTCTGTATCCTGAAAATATTTCTTAGTTCCTTCTGCTGGTATTGCTGGAGGGGTGATACTTGCGTCGTCTGTGTCGATTCTATACATTGTTATCTAATTTATATTTTTAAGAGAAAAAGACAATCATTTTATACATACTCAAAAATTATATGCTGAAACGATAGTTTAAAGAAATTAATTAAGCATTCTAGCGATTCATTCGCGCATGTTATTAAAGGGTCGCCTGCCTGCCCTGTGCCTGCTCTAAAATAAATAGGGTTAGTGCATTCAGAAGAAATAACAATTGTTCCTTGCTGCGCCTCACCGTTAAGCGGATCTCCCGCGCCACTAGATCCAGCCCTAAAAGCCTCCATCACTGTAGCGGTTGCGGTAAACCCAAAAATAGCTGCGATACCCTCAAAGAATGCTTCATTTGAATAAGGCCCTAGATTTAGCATAGCTATTACAGTGTCGCGCCTCTCCTCGACTGTCTGATCTGTTGCGCAAATAGGCAAACCCATTATACGCTCCCAGTCGGTCAAGAATCTACCAGTTGAATCAGGCATTATTTCACTTAATAAGTCTTCTGCCTCGCAATCCGCTCGCGTAGCTTCAACAGCTATTCCAGTTATTAGCTTTTCAAACTCACTTAAACCGCCGATATTAGGGAAAATAGTTCCCCTGGGAAGCAGCTTAAAGATGATCTGTTTGTAATTCCTTGAACTCATTAGGTAAATGTTATTGTGCCTAGCGTGTGCATATCTCCAAGCGCCGTAACTACATTAGCAGAAGGTGTAGTAAGCGTCCAGTCTGTAAGGTTTGCTGTTCTTCCTATTGCCTCGTATATATCAGACAAATAAAGAGTGCCGTTCTCCTGTGTCTTGCGTTTAATCAAATCACTTAACTGAGCGGTGACAAGCGTCCTATTATTAGCCGTGTCTGGAGTTATTGATATTGTAAAGGCTACCGGGTCAGCCACTGGAGCGGTTGCTGTAAAATGCTCTCCCGCGGGCTTCCTCGCGTCGATATAATCTTGCAATATGGTCACATCTCCAGCTAACGGAACACCATCGGCGTATGTATCGAACATAGCAAAATACATTTTAACCTGGGCTTTTTGTAAAGCATAAGGATTCACCGACGGATCCCATGTATGAATCCATGTATTTGTAACATCTAAGGCTTCATTTGCCCATGTCTCATGATCATAATTACTTCCGCCCCTTGGTGGCGCTCTAAAGCTGCTTAATATCCTAGCCCTTAATTCCTCGGTCGTCTCATCATCTCGACCGCCTGCGATTCCCGCTGCCTCAACTGTTACGCTAGCATCAATGCCAACCGGAACACTAACAAAAGTCATAACTGTCGCTGCTGCGGTTACAGTATCTACTCCTGCATCAATTGATATGACAGGATAATCCTGTGGGGATGATGTAAGAATCGCTGCTGTAGTTATCTTAAAACGCGCCCCGTCATTCCTGATTATTTCGGTATCAACCGCAACATTAGACGCGATAATCCCTGTAACCTCTACTATTCCTGTAGATTTTTGGGCCTCGATAGGTGTCAAATTCTTGATTGATGCCCATCTATTCACAAAGTCAGTGTCTGCTGTGTCTGGGAATAATTGATCTAGGATCCAATCGAGATAACCATATATGCCATTAAATAAACCGCTAAGAGTCCATGATAAGGCAAATATAAAGCCCTTTCGCAAATACTGGACGGTTAAGCCTAGATTTGTATATATGTCATTTCTGACACGATTAAATATCTCGGTAAGCGTTGGTTTTGTATAAGGCATGATCTTTTAATTAAATTGACTCCATGCAAACTCCCACGAAAAGTTAGTGTCTGCTGTATTTGGTTTTATAATCTGAACAGAAATTGCCATTGCTATAGTTGTTGACCATGTAGTCTCGACGTTTATTTCTGATGCTACGCCGTCATCTATAAGCCATTGTAAGGCATTTGTAAATGCTTCATTCACTCCATTTAATACGTTCTGTGTCTGTTTCTCGCGTTTAAATGTCCAGAAAAGCGACCCTAATGGCTCTATATTCTGCGAATCCGCCCACCATCCACGCAATGCAGATACTACGCTTTCAGTTCTTGGCTCTGGATTTATCAACGCTCTAGCATCGGTAAATAGCGACAGCTGGACTGCTGTTTGAAGCTCATCACCTAGATAAATATCGCCATCAACAATCTTAATGTCGGCGATTCCTGTCTTTGGATTAATTAAGAATGATACGTCTGACATGATATTAGTTATTCGGCCCCGTTGGCCCTGGTGCGGATGATCCTCCTGTAATTGGGTGATCGTGAACCTTAAGAGCTTTTGTGCCAGCGATTACGTCGGTTGTTCCCGTTATGGTTCCTGTTGCCGTGATATTACCATCTACAACTAGACTGGTGAAACCGCTTCCTTTAATATGAACAACGCCGGTATTCCTTAAGTATATCTGCATATCGTGAGCATTATAAATGCAACTCTCTCCGTCTGCTAAGTCTGTCGGCTTATGGTCTGGATGCTCAAAA